CTTTTCAACAACAAGTGAATCGCAAACCGGCTTCGACGACCCATCAATGCTTTGCGATAACTCTGATTTACTCAGATATCCATCCCCGTTTAAGTCAAGTGCGTCAAATTCTTCTTGGGTAAGCCCAAGCCCGGATTCTGCAAACGATAAAAGCCCATCCCCATTTAAGTCAAGTGTGTCAAAATTGGTATAAAGGTCATTGGCTTTTTCGATTAACGCAGGATCTGCTGTCACGCAAGTAAAATTGTAGTTCACATAGCTCGACTTGTCTGAGAAGTAAAACATAATCGTAAAATTGCCAAGGTTACCAACTGTTACAGAATAATCAATATAATCCACGGCGTAAGATACTGTCCTTGTTGCAAGCGGAACGGACTCAGACCCTTCGATAGAGCTGTCCCCGGTGTTCGGAACCCTCGAGGTATGCCCTTTGCCCCAAATCAAATCAACAGATTCCGTAATCACTACTTCTCCATCACCTATTGCCGCACAGGCGCCATCAGAAAAATAGGATATGGGATGCAACCCTTTAGAATGATAATAGAACACGCGAACCATATGCGACCTTCCAGGATATATAGTCCCGTCATCCAATCGTTCAGCTGAAATGCTTTGTGACACACCACCATTACCATCCTCATTGCCACCCTCATTGCTATATCCGTAAACGGTGACAGCGTTATAACCGGGCGGATAACCTATTGATTCGTCAAGACTGACGATCTCGTCCAGGTCATTGTAATCTTCAACCGATGCCCCCTCCTCGACCGAATACGCTTCAACGGATAACGAGCCGTCGATATTGGCGACCAACTCAGCCCCCACTACGCTCGCCAAGGACGATATGATTTCGATTGGAGCTTGGTTCGAGACGCTAAAGGAATCTTCGTAAACAATAAAATCGATGACGTTCCAGTTGACTTGAACTTCGTAATCGCAATAATTACTCACGACATGCGATACAATGGCTGACGCGCTGCTGCTGCCAGACTGCCAGGGGTGCGAGGTGTCGTCGGTATCGTTAACGGTCTTGGAATACGGCTTCGCTAAAAGCGCTTGCTCGGACCGGCCCCAGACTGTAAAATCCACCCCCGGTTCAATGGATGCCGTATCCCGCTCCTCGATCAAGAACTGGTACGTATCCGAACCGATAGCCACTTTGATCCGCAACTGTCCGAAGTTGGTCGTGGGGTCGCATAAAGACCAGAAGGTCTTGCTTTTGAGCGACAAGGTGACAGAGTTGCAGTAGGTACCTTCCGTCTGGGATATCTCGACGGATACCAAGTCGTCTAAAACTGTTTTATCGTCTATGATGACGTTAATGGGTGTTGTCATAGTCCGTGGCTCTTTAAAAAATAGTAGTCGCCCTGAGTAACCCCTGAATCCGCATCAAAGATATGATTACGCAAGTCCAGGGTATTATTAAACTTCGCAAGCTCCTCGATGGTCATTTTGATGCCGAATGTCGATTCGAAGTTTCGAAGAATGGTCAATTGAAGGTCGAGGTTAGATGACAGCTGGACGTTGAGGCTGTTAACCGCTGCGAACGATGCGCCCACTTTAAAGCCGTTAGCGATTGTCAGGATTCCACTAACAGGCGCCCGTTGGATGAGTCTCACCCCAGCGCTTAATGCGCCGGTAATGGTAAACGGGTCTGCAATGACTGCGGGAATAAACCCAACATCGGCACTTAGAAGAATAGATCCTTCAAGCGGGGTGAGCGCAACAAAAACAGGGCCGGCGTACTTTATTATCACGACACCAGAGCCGCCTGCCCCACCATTGTGCATCCCTGACCTATACCCGCCACCGCCACCGCCACCACCTAAACCGTCAATTCCGTCTTCACCGGCGGCATCGTCTCCACCATCGCCGCCGCCACCTTGCCCGCCTACACCGGTGTCAGAAGTTTGCGCTGTGTTTCCCGAACCGCCGCCACCAGCATAGTAAACGCCAGTGCCGGTGATATCAAATTCCACTCCTATACCGCCATCACCAACCGTTGATCCTGCCGCCGTTGTCCCAACCGCGCCAGCGCCACCTCCTCCACCAGCTCCATACCCGGACCCTTCTATGCCGCCGCCTCCGGCATGGCCATGTCCGGTGTCCCCACCACTAGCGGTCTGGGTACTGGCGCCGCCGGTCGGGACCTTGTATGGACTACCTCCACCTGATCCACCGTCCTCCCCGGGGTCGGTTCCGTTCCCTGAACCTCCGCCGCCTCCGCCAACAGCCGTCAAAGTGTTGAAGACTGAATCACCACCGTTGTCAGCGGTGCCCATGTCAGTGGTATCGCCAGCGCCACCATCACCTACTGTAACAGTATACACCCCGCCGCTGGTAACGGCATGGACTTCATCATAAACGACACCGCCGGCGCCTCCACCGGCGCCATAGCCGCTTCCGCCACCACCACCACCGGCAACAACGAGTACTTCAAGGTTCGCGTCCGCTGGCGCTGTCCACGCGCCGGTCCCGACTGTAGAAAACGTAAGGATGGTATACCCAGGAATAGTAGTTGTATCAATTATGTCAGGGTTTTTAGCCGCCATAAAACACCTTTTTATGAAATAGACAATTCGCCGGACATAACCTGAATGGATAAACCTTCTGTTGCAGTATAATCTGTACCAAAATCGACACACCCGATAACAGTATCGTCAGAGGATGTTTCGTCAAATATTACCGCAGCCCCAACAGGGCCGATACTCCCTCCAGAAGCAGTCCACGTCGGGTTATGGCTCCATACCATAGACCCATTATCGTTCGTATCGTCCTCTGTAAGCTCGCCGGAAAGAAGTTCTATCCCCCTGGCGCTGTACCCATTCCCAGTCGGGATTTCCTCTCCACTGACCAACAAGTATGTCGCATGAGCATCCTTGTCGAACGCGAAGGAGTCCTGCATCAGGATGGCTCGGAACTCATCTGTGCTGAAGTCAATTTCCCCCTTCATTATCTTGTATTTCGCATGGTTGGATAGCGTACTTACAACTGCCATATCATGACCTCCTTATGCGCTCTCCCCGCGCCACGCCAATTGAACCGTATTATTGGAGTACGAAGCAACTCCCGCCGGGACCACCTCTTTCACCCAAAACCCTTTCCCCGCGTGAACCGTATTGAACGTCACCGTGTCACCCAATGCCCATGAACCTCCCCACCCGTCCTTGTCGATCTTGAAGTAATAAGAACTGCCGTTAGCCGGTTGGCAATCGTTCGAAATATCACCAGATCCAACTGATCCGGCATTTAGCCCGGCAATGGAAAAGTTGTTTGCGTCACTGAACGTCAAAGTCCAAGCGTCCGTCACGGTCCCGACATTGTAGGTTTCAACCGGATAGGTTGTTTCGTCATAAGTTCCGGCGGAACTGTTCTCGGTCCAACTGTCGGTTGATTTCTCCACCGTATTCAGCGGAACAATGGTGCTGACGACAGTAGCCGCGGCGGTATAATTATTTCCAAGTTCACCTGAGATCGTAAAGGTTGCAGTATTTCCAACGAACGAAGGGGAACCCACCACAATCGTGTCCAGCTCATTGACGCCATCATCAATATGAACGGCTGCGCCGTCCCACACCCCGTCTGTCGTGTCGTAATCTACCTCAATAGACGATTCGCCGCTCCCTGCTGAAGCGGCCAGAAGACCCGTACCGGCCCAGTTTGTGTACCCTTCCGCAGCGCTCTGCTGGTCAGTGTCATCCCCTGCTTTTAGCTGAAAGTAATCGTCCGCGAGCGACCGTGTGCCGATCCATGTCTCCCCGGAGTACATGGACAAATCGCCCGCGTTTTCGTTCCGAAGGAACATCTTCCGGTAGCGGGTTACGCCAGCCGTTCTTTCGGCAGAGCTTACGTTCGGGAACAAGTTGTTCAAACTTCCGTCTACCACCTGAGTGCCACTGATCCTGCCCCCGTTAGTCACAGTATCGTTGTTGTTGATCGCTTTGTAAAACTTGATGTCACTCGCCGCGATTGACATAATTCGACTCCTTATGCTGTTACGAGTTGTTCCCGTCTTAATGTTTTAACAAGGCCGCTCACAGCTTGCTCGTCACCGTACAGGGTGTGCGCCTTGTTGTTGATATTCAGATTTATGGTGTGAAGCTGATTCGAAACTGACACTGACGAGCTTCCAACACTTCCGCCATCAGAAAACCTTGGAACCTGAGCCTTTCGGACAAAACCGCCCAACTTCATCCCTGCCGCCATTGCGTTTAGGCTATCAAACAAGCCGGTTCCGTATTTTTTAACCGCCTCTTTCCGGATGACGTACTCGCCTTTTTCGAGCATGGCAGGCATAGTATCGCCCCCACCATAACCAGGGAGTTTCCCACCTATACTTAGCCCAAGACGCCTGGTCCCACGAGTCATAATGTCCCCAAGGGTAATAATGTTTGAATTTAGAGATGAGAAATCCGTATCGTTCCATGGGACGTAAAACGGCTTTTTGTTGTCGCGGTATGCCTTCGCAATAACATCGTAAACCACCTTCGCAGAAGTTTCGATTGTTTCCATTGTGCCTGACTTGGTATTCGGCATGATTCCAGTTTGCACTGCGTTTTTATACCAAGCACTCAGCGCCGCGAACCCAGCAAACGACCTCTGAGCACCGTTAAGTTGCGCCGGCGTGTGTATCCCGTACCGATCTATGCGCTTCATAGTTCTGGAGATACTGTCACTTAACAGTCCAATTGTATCATCCATCCATCGCATCGGATCGTTACCATTAAACCTCCTTGAACCCTGGATATTGTCAAGAATTCTCTGCTCTGCCTGTTCCAGGTATACTCTTGGCGCCCCACTAACATTTACATATCCGCCTGTTGAAAACTTTTGCACCATGCTGTTCAACCCGTCAAACAGCCCTACACCATATTCCTTTACCGCCTCTTTCCGGACAACGAACTCACCCTTTTCCAGCATAGCGGGGACGGTATCGCCGCCACCATAACCCTCCAAGGCTCCGCCCTCAGACCAAAAGTCAAGAAGACCGGACCCTGATACGCCACCTTTTGTTTTCAGACCGTCCACGCCGACCTTATTCGGATTGACCTGTATGACTTCAAGAAGCTCACCGGACGAAACACCGGCAACCTTCGTAAGCTTCGAAATCAGCTCATCCAACTTGCTTATGATATCGTTAAGCGCAGTAACCCATGCGCTCTCCATATCATACGCCATTGCAGCCATCGCGCTAGTTCCATAACCAGTCATTGCAATCTGGGCATCGACCGCATTGGTCGTGGCTTCAACCTGTAAATCTGCGGCTGCTGTCGTGGCTTCAACCTGCTGAGTTGTTGCGTTAACCGTTGCATCGACCTGTTGATTGGTCGCATTGGTCGTGGCTTCAACCTGTAGATCTGCGGCTTCGGTCGTCGCTTCAACCTGTTTGTCCATGGAATCGATATATTCGGATAGCGCCGCTTCGTACATCTCTTTCTTTGTATCCAATATCTCTTCTTCAGACCTTCCGAGTTCTTTCATTGCGGCAGCATTTTCGTCTATCTTGTCCTTTGTGTTTTCAGCAAATGACATGAAATCCGCAACATACATCCCGTCTATTGCGTCCAGAGTTGTTTGGTAGTCAGAGGGCAGGGTTGTCAAAAAGTCGCTATAGGTCAGTTCTTTGTCTGAAACGCTGTCCTTATAAGCCGCCAAATCGTCAGAATAGAGTTTCTCAAGCTCCGAATTGATTTCGTCTTGAGTTGCTCCTGTAGCGTCCATGAACTCAGCCAGATCATCAGCCTTGTCATTTGTAGATGTGGCGTACTCATAAAAGTCGAGCTTGTATTGGCCTGACAGTGAGTTGAAGTAGTCTTGCCACGAAGTATCAAGAGATGATATAAGATCCTCCACCTCTTTCACTTTTTCGGAGATAGGTGTTGATGGCAACCCGCCTCTAAAAGAGACAGTATAGTCCGCTCCATTTGAAATCGATTCCGAAAGACCATCAATTTCATCTCCTACCTCTGTAATTTTCTCAGAAATCGGTAATTCCGAAGACCCTCTTCCGACAAAAGAGTAAATGATTTCTGCGCCGGAGTTTTCCACCTTTCGTTTGAAATTCGATATTAGTTTGGAAACCTCAGCGATCTTTTCGCTGATAGGTTTTCGTGTGGACCCCTCCCCGGTCACATTTATGTTGATTGTCATGCCATCGACTTCTTTAATCTTGCGAATGATGGCGTCTATGGCACTTTTGAAAGCCGATTCCATTTGGCCTGCGGACGCAGATGCCCTTGCCGCAAGGTTGCTGAAAGTGCTTGATCCATAGGCAAGCAACGCCGAAAAGCTGTTAGAGATGCTCTCTGCCATACCAGCAAACGCCCTTGCTATATTTGACGCCCTTTCCATTGCTTGAATCGAAAGGGACGAAAAATCACCCATTACGCTTGCGATTGTACCTCTTAACGTTTCCAGCTCTGCATCGGCGTCTCCAACATGCGTGACTGCACCAGTTGTATCAACATCAAGATTGCGCTCTTTTTTAACTTCCGCATCGACATCCTCAATATCATCTTTTACGCTTGGGATTGCCGCTTTCGGTTGGCTTGTGTCAACATCGAGATGGATGGGCTTTTCAACGGCATTTTTCGTATCATCGTATTTGGTTTCAACATTGCCAAGTCCGTCAATGGCATCTTCTACATCCAGGTTATACACCTTTGGCGTGGTAAGGTCGGTGGTCAGCTGTTCTTGCTGCTCGGTTAGCGTTTTCAGTTTGGCATTTGCATTAGCGGTCTCAATGTCTATACCTATCTTGCCTTGGGCGATAGCTACCGCTAGGGCATCGCTCATATCGTCTATGGCCTCCTCCGTAAAGCCCATGTCAAGTAACGCTTGTTTTGCGTCGATAACGATCTTATGTGTCTTTT